CTCTCGCATGTCGCGAAGGGCCAGATTACAGCGAGCTTCCATGAAATCAAGGATCTTCTTATAGCCTTCGGATTCGAGGAGATCGCGGTAGGCCATCCCCTTCTGTGCCGCATCGATTAATGCAGGGTCGGGAGACGTGGCTTCGCCGCCGTCATTCTCCGCTAGGCTTTTGTCGCTGAGTGATCGCCGTAAGTAGGGCACGCTGATTCTCTCCGTGTTGTTTCTTGTCTTCTAACGCGAAATCGGACTGACGATTAAGGACGTCCTTCGCCATGGCCCGTTCGTCCTTATTTTGCTGCATATCGGCCATTTGTGCCATGCGTTCCCGCTGCTTGACCAGATCCACCGTCATCGGGTGCGTCATGGCATCCTGCATCGCCTGTTGTTCCTGCTGAGTCAGGGGACGAATCCAAGTCGCCTTCTTGGCGTATCCGGTGGCGTCGATCAGCAATTGGAACACTTCCTCGTAGTCGATGGTACGCCCGGATTTGTTCAATTGCGCTTCCAACTGAGGACTGGTCATGTATTGCATGATCCATTGCAGGTTCATCGCAAGAGTTTGCTTCGAAGCCATGCGCGAACCGGCACGCATCCTGAATTCGACTTCGGCTCCGAAGATCGCAATCGGGTCGATCTGCTGGCCCTTACCCGCCGCAATCATCTGGTTAGGGTCCAAATGATGATTGTTCAGCATGTGAATATCGGTGAGCATGGGCTCAAGGATGTTGGTTTCCACCTTCTCCACCTGGTACTGAGAACGAGCGAATGTGGCTTGGCCCTGCAATCCCGCGCCAGTAGCCGACCGTGCTACCGGGTTTTGACCCCCACTGACCAGATCGTTTAGGCCGGTAATTTTCTGGACTCGGATATCGGAAGCGGCAGTTTCCGCAAAGGCTTGCTGGGTGATGTTGTTAGTGTATTGCCGGATGTGGTCGTTTTTGGGATCGTCAGAATACTGAACGGCTCCGGGTCGTACTCGAAGCTTGTATACAGGATCGGTATTACCCCGCTTGACGATGGTAGCAGCATGGATGTTCAGCGCGAGTTCATCAACGCGGGAGTTTACGATTCCTTCTTGAAGTCGCTGTTCACCCTCTGTGACATCAGTGACGGCCAATCCGTAGAAGCGGTCAACGAGATCGGTATAACAGAGGTTGTACTGTAGTTTTCGACCGTATGGATTAGGGACGTTGTAAATACAACGCTCCCGGTTGACAATCCAGCAGATCCGTCGATCCGGTTTATAACGTAGTAATTCGACTCGGGATGCTCCGGGATCGAGGCTTTGCTCAACTTGCGGTTGCCACGAACCTTGGCGTGCGGATTCTTCATAAGATTTGGTGTTATCGGCTTGTGCGGACGGTTTATTCTGGCCCAAGAATACCAGTTCGTCATCCTCGGGGATATAGAAGTTTTCGACGCCACGTAACGACTTCAGATAGTCGATGTGCGTGTAAGAACGCCGGATAGTGTACCGCGCATCGTTCGGGTCGTGACTCGGACAGTTCGGGTCAATGTAGAAATCCTTGATGGAGATGTGCTCAACGATCGGGCGGTTGTCATACTGCTCGACCATGATTTCCTTGATGATGCGGTCAAAGCCGCCTGTGGGAAACCATACCGTACCGAGCAAGGGATGTTGAATCGCCTGCCGTTGCGGAACGAACTGCGGAATGAATTTTTTCTCGTGGATGATGTCATAGAGCCATGACAGTTCGAGAATCCCGTTGCCATAAATCAGGGCATCACGAACCGCAATCTCGACAATCTGCCGAATCGCCTTGGTTTTCGGTACTTTCCCGCAGTTCTCCATCTGCGCGAGGATCACATCGCGGGAGGCGCGGGCCGCTTGTGGCGAAGTCATCGCGCCTAATGCATCGGCCTCAAACCAGACGTCTTCGGCAAACAACGCTTGCATGATGCGGGGAACCATCTCTTCAATCTGTTCGTATGCAGTAAACATCGAGATGTTGGCCCTTGGGATCTTTGTCCCTTCCCAGAACTTTTGAGGGACGTACCCAAGGTAAAGATTGTCGGCATTGTTCCATCTCCAATCGTGGTTCATCGAACGGTAATTGGCGGCACGTTCGAAGTCATAGACGGCAACCTTCAGCGCAAAATCATCTGTCCAGAGATCGGCGGGAGTCGCGATCTGCTCTTGCTGCGTCTCGCTTAACGCGCCAAACGTGATGTCGGACAGTGAGTTTGTGGAGGCGTCAACCATCATAATTTATGCCCATCTTGCGGTCGTTTTCCCTTTGATCCGCTGAACTATAATCACAGAACTTGTCTTTTGACCACGCACGTACCGTAAATCGCCGCCACACTGTTTAAAACAACCCTTGCTCATAAAGGCGACAGTCGGCGGCTTTACTGGGGCGCTATTTAGCAAATCCTTCGCCCTTCTAAGATCATCAAGAGTGGGGCTGGTCAACACCAAAAGATCACTTCCAGATTCAAAATCGTCGTATTTTTTAGACTTCCTCATAATCCAGTCCTTGCGTGATAACTGCTGGAGTCTGTTTCGATCATGCTCCCGCCAAAGATAGCCTCTTTGGAGAGCGGGTCAAAGCCCATAAACTGCGCCATGCCGATTTGCTGCTCAATCGATGGCGGCTTTGCCATGGGATCGGCCATGGGGTACAGGTCCGGCTCTATTCCTCGCCCTTCGGCGTGCTGGAGTTGGTCTGCGAGTGTGTCGAGGATGTCTTTGTATTTGTACTTGTTGAAACGAGTGATTTCCATGACCAAGTGACCGGCGCAATCGAGGTCGTCAGCGAATAATATACGACGTGCTGCGAACCACGACTGCAAGCCGGATATACGGTTATCCTTCGAGACGGTATTATCACGGGGTATGTTAAGCACATTGATGTAGTCTCCACGCTTTGCCATCTCCTGTCTTAAAAACGGTTCCAAAACCTGAGCATGATGATTCTTTTCCATCTTAAAGTCACGCGGTCTGAACTTGTGCGCGATGTCGAAGAAATGGTTAATCACCTGGAACGGCGTAAAATGTCCGTGCCGGATGTCGAGCACATGAATGTAACCCGATGGTAGGAACCCGCAGGTCGTCAACGCGCAGAACGCGCCGGTCGATTTCTCCTCCATGCCTGCCAAGTCTACCGTCGTGTGAATCCGGTAGCGCGGCATCAGTTCGTTGATGCGATGGCGCGGAATGAAGCGAATCTCATCTTTGGTCGCCAAACCACCGGAAGGCGCGATACAACGCTGGTTGTATTGAGCTTCATAGATGTAGAGACCGACAAGTTCTTTAATCTTCTGGAGAGCTTTCCAGTCATAGCGATGCGGCCAAAGCACCTTTTTTGTAGACGAACTGACTTCGCCAGAACGCACGATGATATGCCAGTTTCGCTTGTCTTCCGGCCTTGCGGCCTCGCCATCTCTGATTTCGCCGTAAAGATCAGAGTAATCGTAAGCCGTTCCTTCCACGATGCGCCAACCCTGCTTGCCTCGCACGCGGGCGAGCAAAGGATCGGTGTACTTGAAATGGTCGCTTACGGCCTGAATCCCCGCCGCTGTCTTGATGTTCTCCTTATCCACAAGGTCGGAATGGATGTGAACATCCTGATGCGTACCGGCAATCATCTTGCCCACGGATACCGCCATACAGGTTGGCTCTGTAATCTGCCGCGTGCGGTTCGGAACTGTGAACGAGCCCAATGAACCAAACTCTTTGGCGGTTCTGGCTTGAGGGCAAAACTCGGGATACCAATACCGGAAGTTGGCGTTATACCGGAAGTGTCCGAGTATCGCAGTCATGATGCGGTCGCCGTGATCGCCCGAGGAGAACGACAACAGGATACGCACGTCGGGATAGTTCAAGGTCCACTGGAGCGCATGCCCAATCGTCAGAATGCTGGTTTTTAGATGATCGCGGGGATAGAGAAATAGCCAGTTTCGGATGTCTTTTTCATCCTTCTGGTCATACATCGCGACTCGTTCGATGGATTCCACTACCCGGAATGTCTTTGGATCAAAGAGTTCTTTTCGGCCTGCGAAGTGATGCAACCCGTTAATCAGCGGGGAATGGTTCTCTCCTGTCGTTTTGTCGTTGATGTCTTCCCATCCGGGATCAGCGGCTTGAATGTCACGGTAACCGAGTACGTTCCGGCAGAACCATAGGAGATCGGTACGTCCACGTTCGCGGTCAAGAAGATAGTTTTTGCCATACCTGTCTCTTTCAGGGGCCGATAAATTCTTAAATTCCTTGAGATCGATCACTTGATCGCCGCCATGTTCTCGGGAGTCCATACCGAACTGAATCCCTCTCCTAAATGCAGGGCGCTATGGTTTTTGAAGAAACCGCTCCGGCGATTTTCTTGGCGTATCTGTTCGCATTGAATAGCATCATAGCCGGGGAATCCGGGCTGCATTGGAATCCAATTAGTCACAACATGCTTGCGGCAAAAGCGGACTCCTCCGACTGAATGATGCTCCATCACTTCCGCCGTTTCATCAACTACGTAAACTTCTGGAGTCCACGGATTTATAAGGCAATTGCTTGGCATAACGCTAAGAATAGCGAACGATTCATGTTTGAGCATGACGTTGACGCAGGCCTGAATATCGAAATCTGAAGGCAGTAAATAATCTGCATCCGCCACAACGTAGATGCTCGACTTCGCATGTTCATCAGCGAAGATCCGGCGTTGGCGCTGAAACTCCAGCGGCGAGCACTCCAGAATGTCTTCATTTATCTCAATCAGATTGAC